GAATTTGAAAAAGAAGATATAGTTAGAAACAAAATTATATGTAAGATTCTAAAAAACTATGATAATGTTTCTAATAACGTACCTACTAAAAGGAATCAAAATAAAGATTTAACTGATAAACAAACTAAAAAACCAAACAAAAAAAAGAAACACCCATTACTTAGAAGGTTAAATATATATTTAAAAAGAAAATTTAAATTATAAACTTTACTTTAACTAAAATGTGATGTATTTTGGTTAATATGAAAATAGGTATAGATATTAACGAAGTTTTAAGGGATTTTATAGGGCAATTAGCATACACCTATGAAAAGTATATCGGTGAAGTAGATATCGATAAAAACCCTGTGGATAGTTTTGATTTAATTAATCATTTTAAATTTAAAACTATTGATGAAATGAATAAGTTCTTATATTTGGAGGCATCTTTAGAAATATTTGGTCATGCTGACCAACTTCATGAAAACTTAATGAACCAATTCAACATGTTCCTTATGGACACGAAGGATGAAGAAGAACACGAAATCATTATAACATCAAAAGAAGTTGTTAAAAGTATCCCATCAACATATTTTTTCCTATCTAAATTAGGTTGTCGTGTAGAACAAATAAACTTTGTTCAAAATTATGAGGATATTTGGGGTAATGTTGATTTATTAATCACAGCCAACCCAAGAGCATTAGAAACTAAACCTAACGATAAGATATCAATCAAGATTAACTCATCTTATAATAAAGAATCAAAATCAGATTTTGAATTAGATTCTATTTTGGAATTCATTAAAGATAATGAGTTAAGGGATAAGATATTGAATACTAAAATAACGACTTACGAAGAAATTAATTAGAGATATGTTAAGTTTTGGAGGAAAAATTTTTAAAATCGATATTAATAAAATCGATGAAATTATCAGAGTTAATAACCCAGAAATCAGTGAAGAGATTGAAGAAAAAGTTATAACTGATAAAGACGGTAACACTGTTACTGAAACTACTAAAACAACCATGCCACGCTCTAGAGAGATTGATGCTGCGAAGTATGAATCTATTAGATGTTTTTTAGAGGTTGTGTTAATTTATAATGAAGAAGTTGACGATGCCTTAGGTATTGATAGGGCGTTTTTAGAAGCCCCAATGTCATTTAAATTGGCCTTTAATACACTACTAGATTATGATATTATAGTAGAAGTAGAATAATAAATAAATAAATAAATAAATAAAATTAAAAAAAATGAGTGAACAAGTAGAAAAAGTAAAAGTAGATGAAATTATTTCAAAATTAGATAATAAGGATTTTGGATTATATTTCTTTACATTAGATACAATGGGTAACCCAACAGCTGGGATTGCTAACATTTATGAACATGCTAAGGTATTAAATGAGTTAGGTTATAACGCATATATCTTACACGAAAAAAATGATTATAGACTTTACGGTAATGCTGACGGTATGGGTATTGCTGACTGGTTAGGTGAAGAATACGCTAAACTACCACACATGTCTATTGAATCACAACAGTTAAATGTTGGTCCACAAGATTTCATTATTATACCAGAAGTATTTTCAAATGTAATGGACCAAGTAAAACAATTCCCATGTAAGAAAGTTGTTTTATCTCAAAGCTATGATTATATCACTGAATTATTACCTATCGGTAGAAGATGGACTGATTATGGTTTTGATACAGTTATTACAACTTCAGATAAACAAGCTGGGTATTTAAGAACATTATTCCCATCGATTAACACACATGTGGTTCCAGTAAGTGTTTCTGATTATTTTACTGATTCTGATAAACCTAAGATTCCTGTAGTTAGTATTGTGGCTAGGGAACAAGGTGACGCAGCTAAAATCGCTAAAATGTTCTATTTACAGAACCCATTATATAAATGGATTACATTTAAAGAATTGAGAGGTATCCCTAAAAGACAGTTTGCTGAAGAATTAGGTAAGTCTTGTTTAGCAGTATGGTTAGACGATAGAGCTGGGTTCGGAACTTTCCCATTAGAAGCTATGCACTGTAATACACCAGTTATTGGTAAGATGCCTAATATGATTCCAGAATGGATGGAAGAAACTGATGCTGAAGGTAATGGTAGAATCAGAAATAATGGTATTTGGACAAACACTCATTTAAATATTCCAGAATTAATTGCAACTTATATGAAAGTTTGGTTAGAAGATAACTTACCACAAGACTTATTAGATGGTATGGAAGAAACTAAGGATACATATACTGTTGAAAGACAAAGAGAATCTATTGAAACTGTGTACGATACATTAGTTAAAAATAGAATCACAGAATTTAATAACGTTTTAGAGCAAATTACAGAAACTGCTCAGTAATAAATAAAATAAAAATGGCAAATAAAAAAACAAATATTTCAGTAATTGTACCAGTGCATGAATTAACTGGTGAAGATAATATTAAATTATTCAACACTGCATTAACTAGTGTGGATAATCAAGAAGTTAAACCAGATGAAGTCATGGTTGTTGTACCAGAAGGTTCTGAAGTATACAAGACATTAACAGATATGGACTTAACAACTTACAGTGTTAAAGTAACTGTTGTTGAAAACCCAGGTAAAACTGATTTCGCAACTCAAGTTAATTACGGTGTATCACAATGTAATACTGAGTGGTTCAGTATTTTAGAATTTGATGATGAGTATTCAATCAAATGGTTTAAAAATGTTGTGACATATAGAGAAGCGCACACGGATGTTGATGTGTTTATGCCTATCATTATCGATATTAACGAACCAGACGGTGGATTTATGGGATTAACTAATGAAGCTGTATGGGCTAATAGTTTCTCAGATGAATTAGGTGTATTAGATAATAACGCATTATTATCATTCCAAAACTTTAACATCGATGGTGTCACAATGAAGAAAAGTTCATTTGAAAACGCTGGTGGTTTTAAATCAAATATTAAGCTAACATTTATTTATGAATTCTTGTTAAGATTAACATTTAAAAGCCACAAAGTGATGGTAATCCCTAAATATGGTTACAAACACTTAAACCAGAGACCTGGTTCATTGTTCAATAATTACAAAACCGAGATTGACCCAGTTGAAGCTAACTGGTGGTTAGCACAGGCAAAGAAAGAATATTATTTTGACAATGAAAGAGAAATAACATACGAAGAAGTAAAATAATCGGAATGGCTAACAAAAGAGGACGCAAAAGAACAACAAACCTGTACTTTGGTCCCGAACAAGAAGAAGCTGTTTTAAATTATTTGAAGTCTGAGGATGATTTAGAAAGGAATGCAATCTATAACCAGTGGCTCAGAGAGCCGCTGGATAAGATGATTGAATCGATAATTAGGAGATATAAATTATATAGGAAGAGTGAAACATTTGAACAATTACATAGTGATACTCTTTCATTCCTAATGACAAAAGCTCACAAATTTGAAAATTCTAAAGGTACTAAGGCTTACTCTTATTACGGAACAATTTGTAAAAATTATATACTAGGTTTACTCATAAATGATGATAAGAAAGTTAAACAAGTCTCTTCTTATGAAGATATAGCTACAAGTCTAGAAGAGAAAAAAGACTTTCAGTATGAGATAGATGACCTTGAATTCACCATGGATAAGTTTATAAAAAAACTAATTGATGGTATTAAAAATGAATTAGAAGGTGATGATAGTATTGTAGGTAAGAAAAAATTAAGTGAAAATGAAGAAAAGGTTGGTTTAGCTCTAATAGATATATTAATGGATTGGGAAGTAACCCTAGATTCCATGGCTGGTGGAACCAAATTCAATAAAAATTCTGTCTTGGAAAGTATGAGAAATTATACGGGTTTAAATACTAAAGATATTAGGGTAGCAATGAAAAGATTCAAAGAATTGTACGCTATTCTTAAGATAGACGGTATTGAAAATGGCATAACCGAATAAAAAATATCTATTATGATATTTATAAATAAAGGAAATAATGATTAATTTAAAACTATATTATTTTGCCAAGGAAGAAAAAACAGGATATAAAAACCAATAATGTTGATAGTTTAGAGGGTTTATTACAAGAAACATATAATGATGCTTGTGGTAACATAAATGACGCTCAGAAAACTATTAATGAAATGGAAAATGCTGCTGAACCAGAAGATGTTGACGATTTAACTAAATTAGCTAAAGAAAAGACAAACGCCTTAAAGGTTAAAGATTCAGCTATAAAGATTAAGTTAGAAATAGCTAAATTACAAAACGATATTATTAAAAATAGAGGTGATGCTGAAGCTGCTATGAATGATAGAAGTGATGGTAAGGTAGATATTAATGACTTTAGACAGATAAGAAAGTTTATTGAAGATTCTTCTAATGAAGAAGAAGAAAATGATGATTAGTTATGAGTATTATTGATGGCAAAAGAGAAATATTCGGAAGAATCGCAGCCTTAAACGCATTATTACCTAAGAAAAAGAAAAATGATTCTTTAGATTCAGTTAATAATGAAAGAAACATAATGAAGTTTTTAGCTGATATACTAGTGGTTTTAGGTGAACTACAAGCACTTAAGACTATCGCTGTGGATGTCATCACATTTCAAATACCAAGACTAGAACAAGAAATAAAGGAGGGTTTAAAAACAACCTTAAAAGAGAGTTGTGGTTGCGATATAAACCCATCAATACCCAGTTTCTTTAAATCAACAGGTGCTGGTATTAAAATAAATGTTAAAGATTTAGATTTCTTTGATATTATGAAAATAGAC